ACAATTCCATGTGTTGTATCTTGAATAATGTGCTACTTCTTTTGAATTCCAGCCCATTTTTACACCTTGTGCTTTTAGATGCCGATACCAATGTATAAAGTTTATCACCCTGTCCATACCTTGTCAATACACTCTTTTAGGTAGTCGCCCTTTTAAATATCCTTGGGGCTGTTCATTTTCAAGAAACCTACCAGATTCTTTTCCGTTGTTATACCACTTCTTACCCTTAGTAGCTGATTTACCATACATAGGATTTTTTTCACCTACAAATCTCCCTTTGTTTGCTTCAGACATTTTCTCTCTCGTTTCTTTAGTATGCTCTTTACCATACATAGGATTTTTTTCACCAGCAACTTTACCACCTTCAATTATTGATTTGCGATGGTTTGCGATATGTTCTTCTGATTTTTTTAAACCAGTTACAGATTTGGATATATTATCGCACCACTCATGTGAACGCTCTTTACCTACCAAAGATTCGGAAATTTTTTGTTTAGTTACATCAGACAATGTTTTACCAATCCTATATTCTTTCATCAATTGTTTTGATTCTTCTGTGTGTGTTTTGCCCCAGAATGGATTCTCCATAGGTGATGGACAAATATACTCATCTGGCTTGGCATCAAAATTATAATTTGGGAAAAATTCTGTTATGGGTCTTAAGCCCAAGTTTTTAGATATTACATCTTCTGCATAAATAGTCATGCTGATTACTCCTCATAAGTGTTAGAGTCGATAGATATTGACGTATCGTGATCGACATCTTTATTTATAAGTTTTCGATTCTCTAACAGATGTTGAGTATAAGCTTCCTCTTGAGATTTATCTATAAGACGCATCTCAACAGCATCTTGTGCTTTTTGCTCAGCTTCCTCTAAGGTCATGGCATCATAAACTTCTTACGTGGTTGGCTATCTTTTCCAAACATCATTTGGAACATAGACGCATCATCTACCGTTACTGTATCGTAAACTGGCTTGTTGATAATGATATCATATTCGTGCTCTTGCAAACTCCCAAGCCCTTTTATGTAACGATGTTTCCATGTACTATCACCATTTTTAAATGCAGTCGCATCTTCATATGTATAAAACCATTCAACTTCTTTGCCCTTGGTTGAAATCATAATTGGGGTGCGAGTAATTTTTACACGTCGTTCTGAGAACAACCGTGGCCAAAACTTATAGAAGAACGCAATTAGCAATGGGCTGATATGTCCAATGCCATCGTGGTCAGCATCAGTCAGTGTTGCGATGTTTTCATATGACATGTCATCCACACTATCAGGATCATTGATGTTTAGATTTAGAACAGCAACCAATTCAGACAACTCTTTGTTCTTGAGTACATCGGCTGGTTTCATATCCCATGTGTTCATGATTACCCCTCTGAGTGGCATAGCGCCCACCTTATTGGCATCACGAACTTTCAGCAGGAACCCCATTGCAGAATCACCTTCGACTATCTTAAGGGTCGCGTTGGGCTTGTTAGCGGCAATGTGCTTTGCTACCTTTACCTTACGGAGTCCTTTCTGAGCAGATAGTGCAGCGCGTTTATCAGCAGCAAGTTTCTTTGCTAGTTGTGCTTCAATGATTGGATCAATGATAGAAGGTGTTGCCATAATCTTTTTGGCGTAGAATACAATATCCTTAACACCAGATTGAATAAAATGCTCTTTCACGTTTCCCATTGGGTTTGTGAGGCGTTCTTTTGTTTGTGAATCAAACTTTGGATTGGTAAAGTTTCTGGCAAACATCACAAACGACAAACCGCTCTTGATTGTAACCTTCCCCATTTCGATCTTGTGCTTGCGTTTAATCATAGTCACAAGTTCATCAACGATGCCATTCATAATGTAATCAACGTATGTGCCACCTTGACGTGTATTCACGCCATTGATGAAAGAGTTGGAACGGAAGCCATCTTCACTAGTAGCAATAAAGAACGACAAGTTCTCAGCTTTCTCAACGATAGCAACTCCATCTTCACCGACAAACATCTCAGAGTATTTCTTAAGATTGTTTATCTTGATGCGTTTTTTATTAAAGGAGAATGCAATCTCTGGGAATGCCATTTGCAAACTAATGAGACGATCTTCAATCAGTGCAAGAGTATCCAAGTCACTAAGACTGTTCGTCTCAAACAAAGAAAAGTCTGGGACAAAAGAAACTTCTGTGCCGTTGCCAGTCTTTGTTCTTTTGGTCTCTTTAATCGTCTCTGCACCATTAGTACATTGGACGTCGAGTATCGTTCCTTTGGACCAAGTTTTTCCTGAGAACTTAGACGAAAGAAAGTTTGTAGCTGCTGACCCAACACCGTTAGTACCGATGGTAACGCGACTGTCATCAAAACTTGTACCAGCATTAACACGAGTCCAAGCAGCGGTTGCCCTAGCAATCTTTTTGTTGGTCGTTGCATCAAAGACATCTTCGTGCGGGATACCACGACCATTATCAGAAATAGTAACTGAGTTGTCGAGATTAACGGAGACATCAATTTTGTTTGCGTGTTTGAAATTAGTACGGATTGCTTCGTCAATAGAGTTGTCAAGAATCTCATCAACCATTTTGGACAGTGCTGGGACGTACCTAGCCACTTTCCATTCGCCCATCACAAAGCGTTCAACTTCTTCAAGTGAACTAGACCCCATATACATACCAATACGTTCACGAACGTGCTGACGTGCAGTTAGAATTTTAAAGTCTTCAGCCATTATAGCCCCCATTATATTTCACAATGCTTACAACTTGCCCAGCCAATGCGTGGCATCGTCACATGGGTCATCATCTTCTGCTATCATATGCTAAAACCTTATTTATCATAATTCCTAAATAATATCACAACACCAAACATTTGTCAAACAGGAAAGTTTTGAAATGATTACAAATTACTTATCACCCATTGGATTTACAGTCCATGTGGCAAGGTTGCCTAACGTAGAATTCTTTACGCAAAGAGCAACAATACCGGGCGTTACTATGGAACCAGCAGCATTAGCATCCCCAATGAGCAATTTGTTTGCAGTTGGTGATAGACTACAGTATCAAGATTTGGACATTAGCTTTCTTGTTGATGAAAACATGGAAAATTATGCAGAAGCATTCAATTGGATGGAAGCATTAACGTCACCAGAAAACTTTGACGCATACACGCCACTAGAGAATGGTGAGTACGGCTTGTCTTCTGACATCAAAATAACTGTACTGAACAGCAATAAAAATTCAAACATGGTATTCACTTATTTGAACTGCTTCCCACTCTCACTAAGCCCTATCAACATGGATGTGACCGCAACGGACATTACACCCCCAGAAGTCAACATGTCTTTTAGGTATGATAGATTTAAATTTGAAAGATCACCTTGACTATTTGATTTAGCTGTGGTATAATCTATCTTATATAACTATGAGAGGTTTACTATGAGCAATGAGATCAGTGAAATCTGGGCAGAAGATTCTAAGGTCAATGAAAATGATCTTATGAATGAGTTGAGAAATATTCCCTCACTGCACTCGAAGTATTATAGCATGTACTATAAAGAAGCTCTCAGAGTAAAAAAACTAAAATATGATCTTAGGGAACTTGAAATAGACAAGCGTGAATGGCTTGATGGTTCTATGGCTGAAGAAACCCTTAGAGAACTTGGTTGGAAACCTTTCCAAAAAAAGGTAATGAAAGCTGATATGAATATGCTTATCCAAGGTGATAAAGATATTATTAAGCTAAGCCTTAGGATTGATTATCATACAGAGAACGCAATGTTCCTTGAGAGTATCATCAAGACAATCCACAGCAGAAACTTTATTATTAAGGGTATGATCGACGTGATGAAGTTCCAAGCTGGCGAGTTTTAATTTAACTTTGGCGTGTCCTTATAAATAGAGGTATGATACTATGAATAAGGTGAAATACAATGTCAGAGACGATCACAGTAAAAGTTTTAAACGCTGTCCATATCCAAGTAAAAGCTGATCCCGGTGTAGCCCAAGAGCTATCCGAATACTTTTCTTTCCGTCCTGCAAGTTACATGTTCACGCCAAGTTTTAAGAATAAAATGTGGGACGGATACATACGGTTGTTTTCGCCGTTCAAGCCTATTCTATATGTTGGCTTGATGAAGAAACTAATCAGATTCTGCGAAGATCGTGGATATGATTTAAAAGCTCCTGACCATCTAATCCATGGCAATGATATCCCTGACGATTATGGTTATACATTTGCTAAAGAGGTTGGATGTAAGTTTGAGCCAAGAGATTATCAAAACAGATATCTTGTAGATGGGCTTCGTGATGGACGTTCTCTATCCTTGTCGCCAACATCCTCTGGTAAATCTCTAATCATTTATTTGATGCAGCAACATTATTATAGAACACTTGGATACAGAACTCTCATCATTGTACCAACAATTTCTCTTGTCCATCAGATGGCTGGTGACTTTGTTGAGTACGGTTGTGAAGCTGAGGCAATCCATAAAATTCAAGGTGGCGCTGAAAAGAACACTGATGCCCCTGTTGTTATTTCTACATGGCAATCTCTCATCAAACTTCCTAAAGCTTGGTTCTCCCAATTTAAGGTTGTGTTGGGCGATGAAGCTCATTTGTTCCAAGCCAAATCGCTACAACAGATCATGGGCAATCTTGATGAGTGTTACTATCGTCATGGGTTTACTGGTACGTTAAAGACAGAAGAAAGCAAGACACACCAACTTGTTCTTGAAGGATGTTTTGGCTCAGTTAGACA